CGCGAAGATTGCCGAACCATCGGATCGAGAGAACAGCTACCGCTGTTCTCTTTCGGTCCTCGCCCGCTTTCATACCGTTTTTCGATCATAGTTTTTCCTCCGGTAGCTGCCTCTCATCCGCGCCGTTGGGCCGCCGTGGTGCGCATTTCTTTTTACGGCGCTTTTTGGATGGCTTTCTGCCAGCGCCTTTCCTTAATCCTCCGTGCGGAGTCGGGGCGATGCCCCTGACCCTACGCGCAGCTTGGATTGCCTGCTTGGTGACTCCGAATTTTCGCGCCAACTGGACATCCGTTTTCGTCCAGTCGGCGCGGTCGTAAGCATCCCGGTAGTTCATGCCTGGGAGAACCACGCGGCGGCGTTGAGGTTGAGGGTTTTCATCGCGGCGACCGTCTCTTCGGTCTTGGCGATGGCTTTTCCGCCGTTCTGCTTGACTCCACGGCGGCCACCCCACTGGCGACCGTTTTCGATGTCGGCCATGAGCCGACCCTCTGCGTTTGTCACGAGGAGGATCGCTTTTTTCCGTGAGGTGGTAGCGGGTTGAGCCAGCAGGAAAGCGGCGGCGGATTTGTGGGCTGCGTATTTTTCTGAGCGTGTGTTGGTGTTGTTTTTCATGACGCCCTTACTTTATTCAAACCTTGTCTTGATTGCAAGAACTATTTTCATCTTTTTTCGACGCTCTTTTCCGGCCTGCCCAACAAGCCGGTCCAGGAAATCGCTGGCCAGTGGGTGTTGAGATGGATGGTTGCGTCATATCAGCTTTCAAACGGAGGTTCCGCGAAAGCCAGCGATTTCTGACCGGCAGCGTTCGGCGGTTTTTTCTTCGAGAACCATGATCTCCTGCATAGGACGGATCGGCAGAACCAGCCGAACTCGGTCTGTATCACGCGGTGGGCGCAGGAGGGACAGAGTCGGCGGGTCCATTCGCGGGAGGGTTTGCGATTCATACGAAAACCAGTTGGCCGGTGTGGAGTTCGCGGAACTCGGGGCGCTTGCCGGTGCGCTCGTTCCGCCAGGCATTGCGGCGTGCTCGCAGGGTGAGGTATCGGGAGATGCAGTGTTTACGGTCTTCTTTGTCGCACTCGAAAAATTCCTGCGTGGCTGCGAACCGGATGTGCTTGAACCCCTGGGTGGAGCTGCTCACACAGTTTAAGGACAGGAGGCCGGGCTTGCCGTTAGCTGAGCGCAGGCGGCGCTCGTTGACGCCAAAGCGCTCACAGATCTCCGCACCGCTGACCCAGCGCGGCTGGGTGCGGAGCCATAGGTCCATCTGTGTTGCGAGCGCGGCGGCATCCATAATTCAGAACGGCTCGTCCTCCGGATCGGCGAAGTGGGCGACCTCGTTGATGATGATGTCGGCAGGAAGGCCGCGCGCGGGCGATGGCGCGGCCGTGGGAGGATTGACCGCGTGCATGCAGTAGCCAAGCGGCCGGGAGGGAGGCACAACAGGGATCGGACCTGTCACGGTGGCGGGCTTTATCCGCCGTGTTGTCATAGGCCGCTCCTCCTTTAGCGTGGTAGAGTCTTGTGCGGGGGAACTGAAAGATCTGCTGCCGCCGTCGAGCGTGTATTTGCGCCGGGGTTGCGCGGGTGCCTCGGTGCGGGTGTCGTGTCCAGTATGAGATCCGGCGCGGTTATGGATGGTGTTCCGGAACTTGATGAGTTGATCACCTGGTAGCCCGCACCAGTCGTTCGTTCCGAAGACATCGCGGGCGATGGCGGCAAGATATTCGTCGCTGAGCCCCGCTGCCCTGGCATCCTGCCGGATGCGCCACACCGAGTTTTCGCGATCCCGGTCTCTGACCTCCACCTCGTCGCACAAGTGAGCTGTAGCGGCCAGCCAGCGCGAGAAATCACGGTTCACGAAAGACTTCATGGACCGGGCGGTGCCATCCTCACTCTTGAGCCCGCACATGATGTGCGTGGCATAGCGGCGCTGGTCCTTTTTCGCGCTCGTCTCGTGAGCCCATCCCTGGCAGGCGAGGATCTTCGCCCACGTCCGCCAGTATTTCTGTTCTTGTTTGGGAGTTAGCATGGGGTGGAAAAATGCGAAATGTGGAATGTGGAATTAGGAATGACGTGGCCTCCAGCAACGTCCCCGCTGCCCCTCGCGCAGGGCGATGAGCAGCAGGAGACAGTTGAGGGCGCGGAGGGTCATACGCGGATGCCGTAGGGGGTGCGGCGGTGGATGCGGAACTGCTCGCGGCGGCGGCGGTTCTCGCGCGAATCGTGCCAGATCCGGATGAGCGTGTAGCCGACGAGCACGGTGAGGAGCCCGAGCGAATAGACGCAAAACATGAGCTGGTAGATCTCGCGGATCGTGATCTCGATGGTCATAGGAAGAAGTTGGCGGTTTTCAGTTGGCGGTTGGCAGTTCTTCGGCGCGGTTCCACTCGACTTTGATCTGGGATTTCGGGATCCCGTTTTTGTCGCGGGCGATGGCGGCGGTGATCAGGGCCGGTGCGGCGGCTCCGAGGATGGCGGCGGCTTCGATGCGGAATGCCTTTCCGGATTTTGCCAGGAGCTTCCATGTGGTGGTGGGCCAGTAGAACTCGGCGAGCCTTCCGACGGCGGCCGTGGCGATCTTCGTATGGGCCTGGGAGCCGTCCGCGAATGTGCCCTGGATGATGTCTGCGGTGAGGACGACGGGGACGATGGCCTCTGTGCCCCTGGCGAGGAACTGGCGGCCTTCGCGGTCGGGGTCTTCGAGGTCGATTTGCTCGCCCTTGCGGGCGGCGAGTTCGAGCGTGCTCTCGATGAGGGAGAGTTCTTCTTTGAGCTGCTCGATCTGGGCGCGGATTTCGAGGCCGCGATCAACGGTAGGCGCGAGGTTCATTAGCTGAGCCTCCCGATGAGGATGTCGCGGCGTTTGGCGAATGCGGCGATCTGCTTGAGGGTGCCTTTGTCGATCTTGGCGGACTCGCGCTTGATGGCGCGGATCTGCTTGACGGCTTCGTTTTCGATGCGGGCGATTGCGCGCTGGGTGGCGCGGTGGTGGCGGATCTGGTCGCGCGAGGCGCGGCGGATCTGGGTTTCGAGTGCGCGAAGTTCCTTGCGGTATTCGCGGGTCATGTTCGGGCCGCTTGTGGCGGCAGGTGGTGTTTTTTTCATAATTTGGAATTTGGAATTAGGAATGGGACTTATGTTTTGTGAGGAAGGCGTCTAGGGCCGGTGTGCTGCGGAGGTAGGTGATGCGGCCGGTGGGGCCGCGCGAGATGTCGAGCGGCTTCGGGCAGTTTGGGCGGCGGAGTGCCTGGGAGACGAAGGAACAGCCGATGTGCAGCCGTTCGCAAAGCTCGCGGGGCGTTTCCCAATCCTCGGCTTTGTCGCAGTTGTAGCCGCGTTCGCGCAGCCACTGGATGAATGCCGCCTCGGCGGCGGATTCGACGTGCGGCCCCATGAGTGACACGGTGCAGATCGCGTCGGTGATGTCCTGGGATTCTATGTGGAGCGCGATCATTTCCCCTCCCTTGCGCGGAGCCAGGCGACGACGGCCGGTAGTGCTTTGCGCAGCGCGAGGATTTCGGCGGCGGTGATTGGCTGGTAGTTCATGGCGCTCAATCCCAATCCGAGTTGTCGACTGCGCCGTTGGACTGGATGCGGACGTGGGCTTCCACGAAGTGGGCCATCGTCGTGAACGTGCGGGCCTTGGCGGCGATCTTCTCCGCATAGCGCAGGCGCTCGGTGATCGCCTTGATGCCGTTGTCCTTGGCCAGCTGGCGCAGCAGGTCGAACGGGATCTCGTTGATGTGCTCGCCGTCCACGATCAGGCTGAGGGTTTTCTTCTTCGCCGGAAACTCGACCCCGTAGTGGCCGAGGATCGCGGTGATGTCGTCCTTGCTCGGCATCTTCGGCAGGTGGAACTTATGGACCCCGCGCCGCAGGAGCTGCTCCATCTCGCCGTGGGTGCCGCCGCGCATTTTCTCCAGGAGGAGTTCCGTGCCGCAGAGCAGCATCCCGCAGCCGACCTCGTCGTAAATCTCCCGGATCACTTCCAGACAGGCGAAGAAGGAATTGAGCCGGTAGGTGTATTGGAGGAGGTGCAGCTCGTCCAGGATCAGCAGCGTGTCGGGCGAGAGGGCGCGCTTGATGCGGTCAATCGAATCCGCCGTGTTCGCCTTGTCGGAATTTCCGCAGCGCTCGTTGATCCGCTTCACCATCCCGCCCAGGCCGGTGGCCGCTTTCATGCGGACGTAGATCGTGCGGCCGTGGTTGTTATCGGCGGCGAATTTTTCGAGCGCCCAGGTCTTCCCGATGTGCGAGCGGCCCCAAAGGAAGACCGGCGTCTTGGATTCCCGTGCCAGGTTGCAGGCGTGGAAGATCCGCTCGGCGGTCGGTGTGAGGATGAACTCTCCGATGGGCGTGTAGGCTTTGCGCTGCCGGGCCAGCCAGGCGCGCGACGCATCCACCATTTTCGGCGGGACTTCCAGGCGCTCGCGTGTCGTGGCGTTGATGTATTTGCCCGAGTAGATCCGGTAGATCGTGGACGGGTCGAAGTCGATGGCCTTCGCGAACTCCGGACGGCTGACCGGGTGCTTCGCGTCGATGCACCACAGGAAACAGGCGATCAGGATCTCCTTCGCGTCGTGTGAGCAATGCGCGAGATTCATGCGGATGTCGTGGAGCGAGAAGTTCCAGGACGCGCGCACGTTGTTGCCAGAATTGGCCTGCGGCTCGGGTTGATTGTTGTCTTCGGGTTCGGGTGACGTGGTGGTGTCTTTGTTCATAAAGTGGTGGTGGTGCTAAAGGAGGGCTTCGGAGCTGATGCGCGAAGGCGCGCCAGGCATCTCGTTTTCGTCGTCGTCCAGGAGGGCCGCGCTGGAGACCTTGCGGAGCTTGCGGGCCGTGGCGCGGTCGCCGGATTCCACGAACGTGCGGCGGGCCTGCAGGGCCTCTGCAGCGCGCGGGTCACCGGCTGGGAGATTTTCCATAGCGGCGATCTGTGCGCCGCGTGCGATCTGGGTGGAGTTGCCGCGCCCGTCGCTGACTCGGGAAATGTTCGTGCCCTGCTGGAGACCGAGGTTGCGGAACTCGGAGCGGACGGCTCCGGCGTATCCGCCTTTGGTGCGGTTCTTGGCGCGGTCCGAGTAGTCGAGCTGGGGCGCGTCGGGCTCGAAGGGGATGATGCCGTAGCTCTGGCCGTGCTTGCTCTCGTAGTCGAGGCGGTTGCTGTCGCTGCTCTCGGCGTCGAAGACGCGGGCTCCGGCATGCGGGTTGGCGGGATCGAAGCAGACGAGGAGCCGGTAGCCGCGCCCGAGGTGGGCAAGTTCACCGGGAACGGCGAAGGAGAAGGTATGGTTGTAGTGCTCGACCTTGCAGCGGACGTGGGCGCCGGTGATGGGCCGGATCTCGCGGTAGGGCTGGAAGAGGTAAGCCTGCTGGTCGGGCAGCGCGGCGAGCGGCTGGGCCTCGATGTCGCGAGCGAAGTTTTCCATGGGCACGCCCTGGATGACGCGGCCCATTTTATTGCGGAGGTTGAACTTCTCCATCGCACCGTTGACGCGCTCGGCGATATCGCTGATGTGCGGGAAGCCAGCGTTTTTCGGATGCATGCGGCCGGCTGTGCATTTGAGCATGGCGGCGGTGGCCTTCTCGTATTCTCCGCGTTCGCGCCCGATGGTGATGCCGTCGAGGGAGAGGATGGTCTGGAGCATGTCGAAGCTGCCTTCGATGACGCCTTTGGCTTTTGGGCTGTGGACGTAGTGGAGGGCGACAGCGTCGGAGATCGAGGCGACGACCTGCTTTTCCTTGTCGTCGTTCACGCCCTTGACTCCGCGCACGGCCTTGGATTTCCAGATGCCGCGCTCCAGGCGGAACCCGTGGCGCGGGATGCCGTTGAACTGGCAGATGGAGCCGAGGAAACGGACGATGTCTTCGGCGCGGTAGGCGTCGCGGACCCGACCGATGAGATCGAAGCCGATCCAGCGGGCGGTGGCGGTGTCGATGCAGGCGAGCATCTGGCGGCCGAGGCGGACGCCGAACATGTCGGAGAGTTCGTCCCCGCCGTAGGGCCACTCATACCAGAAGGGCTGGTTGAGGCTCATGTCGTCGCACTCGAAGAGGTCGCCGCCAGTGAGCGGATGCTCGACCCCGGCTGAGTCCACCCAGACATTGTCGCGGTATTGCGTGGCGACGTGCAGGTTGAACCGCTTCGGCCCCCGGGCGAGGTCGCTCTCTTCGCCGGTGACACGGGCGGCGCGCAGCAGGGCCTTGGGATAGTTGCGGCGCGAGCGGCGCGAAATGATGAGGGTGCGGATCTCGGGCGAGCAGACGGGATCATCGGCGAAGGCTTCGATGCCGTAGAGCATGGAGCCGCATTGCGCGACGAGGCGGCGCAGGACTGCGCGCTCGGCGTCGCTGATGGGGAGGGTATCTGCCGCGCTCTTCTTTGGCTTCGGGAGCTTGCGCTTGTCGATGAGTGCGTCGTCGCCCGCGCGCTGCCAGGAGTAGAAGAGCATTTCCAGCCGTTGCTTGGAAAAGCCGATGCGGGCTGAGAAGGCGGCGAGTCCGCTGGTCAGGTGGTCGGCGGCTTCGAGTGCCTCCATGATCGGGCGCAGCGTTCCGATCCTCTCGCGCTGGTAGGCGTCGAGTGTCATTTCCCGTCCTCCGAGAGGCCGAGTTCTGCGGGCGACAAGTTTTTGTCCCAATCGCGGATCTTGCTGGGGACGATGTGCCGGGCGCGGCAGATGTCGTCGAGTTTTTTGGCCCAGAGCTTGACGAGGTCGGCGACGTTGGCGAGTTCCACCTCGGGGAGCACTTCCCAGCGGCGTTTGCTGTGGAGGTAGTTTTCCTTGAGGCTGACGAGGCCGAGCTTATACCAGTCCATCGCCTTTTTGAGCGCGTCGTCGAATTCCTTTTCCGGGTCGGTGCGCCGCTTCGTTCCGTTGAGCCGCGTTCGCTTGCCTCCGTTGTTTTCGCGGGCGTCGCCGAGGTCGAGCAGGAGCTGGGTCCAGGAGCGGTTGCCGATGTATTTGCTCGCGGCCTCCACGACCGGGTTGCTCATGTCGAGCTGGGCACCGCTGATCTCGGGCAGGTTGGTTGCAAGATCCCCGAGGAGCAGGCTCTGGGCGTCAAATGTGCAGGGGCCTGCACATTTGAGCTTCTTGGCCAGTTTCTTGTCGCTGACGGTGGCAAGAAAATCATTGCCAGCCTGCATGCGCTGTGCTGCTGCCCGATACGAGTTCGGGAAATGTTCCTTCACCCAAGGCATGAAGGCTCCGTGCTCCAGTTTGCGCTTGGCCTCGATGAGCACGAGACCGTGAAGGAGGCGGCAGATGCCTGCTGTGTTCTCATGGAGGTCGCCCGCGCGGTCGAGGGCCTTGCCCGCCTCGGCGAGCTGGGGGATGGTCATTGCCGAAATATTCCCGGTGGAGGTGGGCTGGAGGGTCTTCATTTCGAGGCCTCCATCTTTTCTGCCGCTTCGGATGCGGTCATTCCTTGGCCCGCGCTGGTATTCCTGGCCCACGATCCGCGCTCGATTTCGATGTTTGAGAGGACGTTTGGGTTGACGCCATGAACACGGCACAGTCGCCGGATGTAGTCGGCGACAGCCTTCGCTGATGCTTGGTATTTTTGTTCGGGTTTTTTCCCATGTGCGGTTGTGGTTTTCATAGTGTGGTGAGTTTTTTTGAGCGGAGGCGGGTGGCCTCGGCGATGAGGCGGGTGAGCTGGTGAGCTGAGCAGCGGTGGAGGAGGGCGGCGTAGCGCTCGAACCAGAGTTCAGGATCGGCACGGAATTGCTCCAGGATGAGGAGGAGCAGGCTGCGGCGTGTGATCCTCTTACGTTCGACCTTGCGCCCGGTGGGGGCCATCCATTCCAGTTTCCCCTCGTCAATCATGGCATCCACAAAATCAAGGGAGCGGTCGAGGTAGCGGGCGCATTCTTCGGGCCGCAGGAGTTCTTTTGTCGTTGGAATGAGCCAGTCGAAGGAAGGTTGTGTGTCGCTCATTGTTTGTGGTTTTGAAAAGTGGTGGGGCGCATTGGATGGCCCGCCCCGTGGCGAAGGTGATCAGGCGGCGCGGACTGGAAGGCTGAGACGGTCGAGTGCTTGACGGACTGCCCCGCGAATAAATTTCGATCGGTCGGTGTCCGTGATGTTCACGGCCTCATCGATCAACGGCATCTGGTGTTTCGGGAAATACACCAGGACTGCTTTTGAGCTGCTTTTGGAAAGTGCTCCCCGGTGGCGTTGTTTTGTTTGCATAAACTCGCTATATGCCCAGCATATACACCACGCAAGAAAAAAATTGCGGGAAAATGAAAAAAGATTTTATATGCACCCATGCCGAACGTCAGATCAATCGACCAGCGCGGAGTTTTAGTGATGATGGATGAAAAGTTTCGCGATGAAATTGATGCAGCTTTTCCAAAGCTCGGCTTTTCGGATCGCTCTACATTTATCCGTGACGCCGTTTACAAGCGACTTGAGGAAATGAATATCCGTGTTTCTGCCAGCTTGAAAGCCGCGCCGTCACGCGCAGGAAAAGGAGGTCGTCCGAAAAAGGTGACGATCAACCAGACGGGGAACAAAGTGGCGATTGGGCACATTGAAAATTTGTCATCAGCTTCTGGTGCCCACGTGCAGAAGCCTGTGGAGAAGCCGAAAGGCAAGCGGGGGAAAAGAAAACCTGACAAATGAAAACGCTCCTGACGACAGTCTGCCTCTCAATTCTTCTGCTCTGCGGCGCGCGGGCGGATGTGGAAGTCTCCTCCTCGCGCTTTTTGCTGATCTGCATTTTCATCGGCTGAGTCCGGTGATTCCGGTCTAGCCCTACGGGTTTTTTGTCGTCGTGGCAGTGTTGCTGCCACATGAACGCGGCCACCACCAAGACGCAGCCAAAGCATAAAGCTGAAGGCGGAAAGCTGAAAGCTGAAAAATGGGACGATGTTTCGGCTACTCTGCGTGAGCGTGCGGATTTTGGAGCGGATCTCCTACGGCGTTCGCGGATCGTTCATGCCGCAAATCGCGTAAACCGTTTCGAGCGTCTCGCAGTCCAGGGATTGACCGTGCTCTTCCAACTCGGCGAGAAGGTCGAGGAGTTGAGCGGCGCGGGCGCGGCCCTTGTCGGTCCATCGGACCCGGAGTGCGCCTTGTTTTATCAAGCTGGCGTCGATCCAGCCCGCCTTTGCGAGGATGTCAGCGCCATGATTTCCGAAGGATGCGGGAAGATTGTAGTCCATGTGGCTCAGCCTGTCTCTTCGCCAAAAGGAGGGCAAGCCAAGTGAGCCGCGCAATTTCTTCCGGCGCGGCTGTGCCTCGTGGTGGGGAGTTCATCGCAGCCGCGTCCGGTTTCTTTTCGGGGGGAAGCGTAGCAGGGGCGGCGGTGGTTTTTTTGTTCTCCACCGCCGCCCTCTTTGGCTGTGTGCCTGCTCATGCGAAGGGCGCTCCGCTCTCCACCCCTGCAATCATCAAATGAAAAAAGCACTCCTCAATACCCTGGCCTGGCTGACGGGCGCGTCGAAAACCCTCATCTCCTTTTTGCTGCCGATCCTGGCGGACTCGTTGTCCGGGCTGCTCACAGCGCTCCTGCCGATTGCGCTGGATGTGGTGAGCGGCCTGGCAGACTCGCCGAAGAGCGGCGCGGAGAAGCGCGCAGCGGCGGCGGACGCGATCAAGGCAGCGGCGCTGCAGGCCGGAATCAACGCCTCTGCACGGGCTGTGAATCTGGCCATCGAGCTGGCACTTCAAAAGCTGGAGGAGTCCCGGTGAAAGACGGAGGCGGACCCTACGGAGCGCCCCTGGTAAAACCCTGGTGGCAATCCCGCACGATCATCGGCGTGGCCGTGATGCTGCTCTCGCAGATCCTGCGGGCGGCGAAGGTCGATATCATCGACGCGGAGCTGACCGACATCCTCACGCTTTGCCTGGACACGGTTGGTGCCGGGCTGGCGATCTACGGCCGCATCGACGCGCGGCACAAGCTCAAGCTAACGCGGCCGGGGGGGCCGTTCAATCCAAGGGCCGAGGTGCGGCGCGGGAAGCGCGCCGGGCAGGTTCGGTGGTCCGTGGTCTTTTCAATGGCTGGCATCGCATGCTTTTGGTTTGCGATCACATGCCTGGTCCTCTGGTGGGTCGCTCCGAAATGAAGAAGCTCACTATGATATTCTGGGGCTTCTTGGCCTTTCACGCGGAAGCGCGCGAGCAATGGCGCGTCGAGCGCTACGCTGAAATGGAGCGTGCCGGTGTGGTCCAGATCGGGACATCCGTTCCCGAGCGACGCAACTCCTGGCTACCACGTATCACGCCCGGCTGGCCGTTGCGCGGTGGGAAGTGGCCCATTAAATGGGAGGGCACATTCTAATGCACGCGCTCTGGAAAGATTACTTCGAGCTGCTCATGGAATTTGAGGGCACGGTTTTTGAAAACGATCCGGCAGATCCGGGCGGGGCCACAAAGTTCGGGATCGACCAGCGGTCGCATCCAGGTGTGGACATCAAGTCGCTCACGAAGGCCGGTGCCGAGCGGATCTACCTTGCGGAGTTCGGTAAATCTGCCGCCGCCCACTTCCCGGCTCCGGTCTCCTTTGTCTATTTCGATCTCGCGGTGAACGCCGGGGAATCCCAGGCCGCGAAGTGCCTGCAGAGGGCGCTCGGCCTCAAGCAGGTGGATGGGGTTGTCGGCAGCAAGACTCTGGCAAACGCCAACGCCATGATCACGCGAGGAGAGGCCGGGAAGCTCCTGCTGAAACTCTCCGCTCAAAGGGAACTCTTTTACATGAACCTTGCTCACACGAAACCAAGGATGAGCCGGTTCCTCAAGGGCTGGCTGCGCCGCGCGAAAGCAATTCACCTATGGGCCGTTGCCCGGCTCAACGAGGGAGGGATGGAACAATGAACCAGGGCGAGTTTTTAACTTTGGCCATTGGGGTCGTGGTGCTTTTGGGAAACGCAGTGACGGCCTGGGCGGTGCTCACGGGCAAGAGTGGCATGCGGACGATCCAACAGCCGCTGCGGGTGCAGCATGAAAAAGACGTGCTAACGAAGGCCGAGCATGTCGAGCACTGCGGCTACATGGAGCGCCGCGTGGTCGCGCTGGAAGCACGCACAGAGCGTATCGAACGCACGATGCAAAGCGACAAAACGGAGATCATCGACGCCGGAGAAGAGCGGGCGATCAACATCCACAATCGAATCAACGATATCGACAAGAAGGTCTCCGCGCTCGACGAGCGGACCGGGACCACAAACAGCACGCTCGCGGTCCAGAGCGCAAAGATCGACCGCATTTTGGAAAGGCTCAAAGCATGAACCCGAAGCAACGCGAAAACCTCCGACTGCTCATCCTCTCCACCATCAACATGGCGCGCGGTTACGGCGTGCCGATGGATGGCATCCGCATGGGCCTACCTCCGCAACTGCGTCAGCTCGACGCCGACGATCTGCGGGCCGAGGTGCAATACCTGATCGACAAAGGATTCGTCGCCCTGGAGGGCAAGGTTATCTCCCCGGAAAATCGGGAATGGAAGATCACGGCCGAGGGCCGGGACTTCCTCGCCACGGAGGGCCTCGCGTGAATGAAACCCAGATCCGACTCCAAGCTGAAGATTCTGCCCGAGGAGCGGCAGGAGCAAATCATTGCCTGGGCGCGCACGCAGAAAACGGAGGAGCATCCCGGTGGGCTGGCCTACGCTCGCGAGCAGCTCGCGGCGGATGGGCTCAAGGTCTCCATGTCCACGCTCTCCGAGTTTGTCTCCTGGTATGGGCTGCAGCAGCGGTTTTCCAAAGCCGCATCGCGAGCGAACCAGGTCGCGGAACTCCTGCAGCAGCGGAATCCCGACATGGAGCCGGAGCACGTCCGGAAGTTGGCACAATCGATCTTCACCCTGGAAGCCTTGGACTCGGGGGATGCGGACACGTTTGTGAGCCTGGAGCATCTGAAGCTCGCCCAGGACTCAGCGCGAACGAAGGCGGATCTGGAAAACCGGAAGCTCGCATTGGCGACCAGGCGGGTTGTCCTGCTGGAAGACAACGCGGCGAAAGCCAAGGCGGCACTGGAAGGGTTGAAGACCAAGGGCGGGCTGACGGCCGAGACGCTCAAAACAATCGAGGAGGCTGCCAAGCTTCTATGATCTCGCCTGCATCCCATGTAACCACGAAGCGGCCGGACTATGTGCCGGAAACCTTCGGCGGGCTCTGCAAGATTTTCCCGACGCGTGACACGCTCCTGCTCAAATACCAGAGCGACTATGTTCTCGACCCGGCACAACTCACGCTCATGGAGAAAGCCCGGCAGATCGGGATCTCCTGGGCGAGCGCCTACAAGGACGTGCGGACACAAAGCCAGGTCGATGCCCGGTTGGATTCGTGGGTGTCCTCCCGTGACGATATCCAGGCACGGCTATTTCTGGAGGACTGCAAGAGCTTTGCAGGGCTGCTGAATCTCGCTGCGAAGGATCTTGGCGAGAAGGTGATTGATGACGACGGGCACAGTGCCTACGTGCTGCAATTCGCCAATGGCCTGCGGACGCACAGCATGTCCAGTAATCCCGATGCCCAGGCGGGCAAGCGCGGGCCGCGTCGCCTGGATGAGTTTGCCCTGCACCCCGATCCCCGCAAACTTTACTCCATCGCATACCCCGGCATCACGTGGGGCGGATCGATGGATATCATCTCGACCCATCGCGGATCGGCAAATTTCTTCAACAAGCTCGTCACTGAGATCAAGGACAAGGGAAACCCGAAGAAGATTTCTCTGCATACGGTCACGCTTCAAACCGCGCTGGATCACGGGTTCCTCTACAAGCTGCAGAGCAAGCTGCCCACCGGAGATCCTCGCCAGCAAATGGACGAGGGCGACTATTTCAACTTCGTCAAGGCCGGATGCCCTGATGAGGAATCTTTCGCGCAGGAATACATGTGCGTTCCTAGCGATGATGCTTCGGCGTTTCTTTCCTATGAGCTGATCGACGGGTGCAAATATCCGACCGGCGAACAATGGGAGACGGATCTGCTCGACAGCAAAAACCCGCTCTATGTCGGCGTGGACGTGGGCCGCGATCATGACCTGACGGTGATCTGGGTGTTTGAGAAGATCAGCGGGATCAATCTCACGCGCCGGGTTATCGTTTTGAAGGCGCAGACGTTCGACACGCAGGAGGCTGCGCTGTATTCTGTGCTGGCACTCCCGCAGGTGCGGCGCTGCTGCATCGACCAGACGGGGATCGGGCGACAGTTCGCTGAGCGCGCACAGAAGAGGTTCGGCACCTACAAAGTCGAGGGGCTGCATTTCACAGGCCCGGTAAAGGAAGAGCTGGCGTATCCGGTGCGAGCGGCCTTCGAGGATCGGTCAATCCGCATCCCTGACAACCAGACGATATTTTCCGACCTGCGCGGAATTCGCAAGGAAACCACCGCGAGCGGGAACATCCGCTTCGCCGGTGAGCGCGGGAAGAATGGCCACTGCGATAGGTTTTGGGCGCTGGCGCTGGCGCTGCATGCGGGGAAGACGGTCACAAACTTTGAGGCGGTGCTCGTATGAACTGGCTTGCCCGCACTCTCGCTGCTGTCCGCAAATCGTTTGCAACGGATTTTGCCCGTGGCCTGGATATTGACGGCACGGTGCAGGCGGGGCTGCGGAATCCGTATGCACAGAGCGTGTGGGTGGCGGCGGCCATCGGCCTGGTGGCGCAGCCGCTGAAGGCGGTGTCGCTGAAGTTTTACCTGGAGGAGGAGGAATACGAGGACGTGGCGCTGTGCGATTGGTGGAGGCATCCGGCGCGGGGGATGAGCTATGAGGAGTTCCTGGACGCGACGGCTGGCTGGCTGAAGCTGGCTGGGGAGTTCTTCTGGATCTTTGACGACACATTCCTTGCGCGGGGCAACGGTCCGCGCGGGCAGTTCGTGGTCGCCTCGCCCGACCGCATGCGGCATGTGGTGACGGGCGGGCTGCTGCAGGGCTGGGTCTATACGGATGACGCGGGCCGCCAGATTCCGCTCCTGCAAGAGCAGGTGATCCACGCGAAGCGCTGGAATCCCGCGAATCCCTATCGCGGGCTGGGTGAGATCGAGGCGGCGCGGCTGGCGGCGGAGACGGATCTGCTGGCGGGACGCTACGCTCGCGACACCTACGCCAACCAGGGCGATGGCGGCGACTACATCTCGGCGAAGAACGGCACGCTCACCGATGAGCAGCGCGACCAGGTCACGGCGGCGCTGCGGGCGAAACGCCAGGCGAAGCTGCGGGGGGACTTCCGGCCGCTCTTCTTCTCCTCGGACATCGAGGTGAAGTCGCCGACGATCACGCCGCCGGATCTGGCGTTTGTTGCAAATCGCCTGCAATCCCGGCACGAGGTCTTCATCGCCTTCGGGGTTCCGCCCGGCATGGCGGACGTGCAGGCGAGCTACAGCATCGGGAGCGCGAGCGATTATTTCCGGCTGATCCACGGGGCGAGCATGCCGGCGGGCAATACGATTGCGGGGGCGATGGATGTGCTGATCGCGCGGCAGACCGGGAAGGCGGTGCGGGCGTATTTCGATTTTGACGAACATCCCACGATGCAGCAGGTGCGCGGCGAGCGGATCGATGCGGCAGCGAAGCTCTGGGCGATGGGAATGCCGATGAAGGAAATCAACGGCTACCTGGACATGGGGATCAACGACTATGAGGGCTGGGAGGTCGGCTACCTGCCGTTCTCGGTGCAGCCGGTCGGCGAGCCGCTGGCAGAGCAGGAGACGGAGACCGGGGCTCAGGCGGAGCCGCTGGATGATGCGGTCGCGCAGATGCAGGCCGCATTCAAGGGCCGTGCGCTCAAGCCGGATTGCAAATGTGGGAGCTTTGAGGACATGAGCGCGGCGGCCACGCGTGCGCCGGGGTCGAAGTGGGCGGCGCATTGGAGGGCGAGGCAGGGAGCGATCAAGATGTGGAAGGCGAAGTTCGACAGGCATCTCATGGCGGCTCGCGCGGAGGTGCTCGACCGGGTGACGAAGGGCGCGAAGGCGGTGGCGGCGGATTTCATTTTCGATCTGGAGGAGTGGGAGCAGGGCCTGCAAATGGCGATGCGCAAGGCCGGGCAGGAGACGCTGGACAAGGCTGGCAGCCAGTGCTTCGCGGAGATCGGCAAGGATGATCCCTGGACGATGCCGCCTGCAAAAGCGTTGTCGTATCTGAAGGGCCGCGAGAACTTCTTCACGAACATTGCCGACGAGATTCATACCCAGATCCTCGGGAGCCTGGAGGAGGGGTTTGTCAATGGGGACACGACCGACGAGCTGGCTGCGAGGATACGGGCCGAGTTCGCGGGGATCAGCAAGCAGCGCAGCCTGCGGATCGCGATGACGGAGACGAGCGCCGCCTACGGGGCCGCCCGCCAGGAAGCCCTGGAGCAGTCGGGGATCGAGTATAAGGAATGGCTGACGAGCGGGAATGAGAACGTGCGGCCGAGCCACCGTGCGGCGCAGGGGCAGATCGTCCCGGTGAACGAACCCTTTATCATCGGCGGAGCGAGCATCCTGCATCCCGGAGACGGGAGCCTCGGGGCTCCTCCGGCGGAAATCATCAACTGCCATTGCGTCGCGCTGGCCACGGAGGAAAAACCATGAACGCGCAAAAACGCCAAAATTCGGGGCCGAAGGCTCCGTATGGGGTGAATTCCCCACTTGAAAAAGAAAACGCCGCCACCGGGCGGTGCAACGGCTTTGCAATGGCAATGCCAACCGGCTCGAACCTATGAATCAACTCAAACGCACCATTTTCCCGGAGATCCGGGTTCTCGACGCCGCCGGGGGGCTCGTGGAATACGTCGCCAGCGACGAAACCCTCGACCACTACCGGGAGATCATCCGGGCGGATGGCTGGCGGTTCAACCACTTTGCGAAAAACGCGCCGTTTGTGGACAGCCACGACTACTCGACGATTGAGAAGCTGCTGGGCTCGGTGGTGGACTTCCGGGTGGAGGGCCGCAAGCTGATCGAGGTGGTGAAGTGGGAGCCGGAGGCGAACCCGATTGCGAAGATCGGATTTGCGATGACGCAGGCCGGGCACCTGAAGGCGGTGTCGGTCGGGTTCCTGCCCACGAAATATGCCGACCGCTACAAAAATGGCGGGGCGGATCTGGCCGCGCAGATCGCGGAACTGGGCCTGGACGCGGAGACAGCCAAGCGCGTGTCGTGCGTATATCTTGAGCAAGAGCAGATCGAGCTGAGCGCCTGCATCATCGGCGCGAACCCTGCCGCGCTCGCTCGGGCCTACAAGGACGGGGTGATCGCCGACGGCGACATCGACCTCCTGGCAGAGAGCATTTCCGCAGACACCCAAAAAACCGCCCGTGCCGCAGAGGAAGACGCTGCCGCGACACGGAAGAGGGAACAGCGTCGGGCATGGCTCGGGAAACTCGAAAATCAAATTACAAATCTATGAAACGCATCAGCACCAAATTGGGCTGCCTGTTTCTTGCCCCGGACAACGGCGGCGGAACCGGCGGCGGAACCCTGAACGAAAACGAATTCCAGGCGAAAGTGCTCGGAAGCGTCGAGGCCATCGCGCAGAAGTCGAAAGACCTCGAAGCGAAGATCGCGGCGATTGAGAAAAACGGCGGAGACATCGCCTCGCTGAAGGGCGAGATCGACAAGCTCGCCGCCGACACGCAGGCGCTGCGCAAGGCGAACCTTGCCGCCACGACCCGCACGGCTCCCCGCAAGGGTGAAGTCACCGAAGATTGCGCCCGCCACCTCGGCGGCCTCGCACTCGTCGCTGGCCTCAAGGGAGGGCAACTCGCCGGAGACCGCATCGACGGCATGGTCAAGGACATCCTCGGGGTCGAGGCCAAGACCGCGCTGAGCAGCTCGGACATCCCGCTGCCCGTGCAATACAACGCGCAGGTGGTCGAGCTGGTCTCGGCCTACGGCGCGGCCCGTCGCTTCGGCACGGTGTTCCCGCTCGGCGCGGGCACAGTGAAGCTGCCCAAGCTCACGACCGACCCGGCCTTCGGCCTGATCGCCGCGAGCGGCACCGTCACCGAGAAGAGCCCGCAGGTCGGCTGGGTCACATTCACGCCCGAGAAGTTCGGCGGTCTCGTCCGCCTGCCCTCCGAACTGGATGAGGACTCGATCATCGCCATCGGGCAGTTCGTCGCCCGCTACAGCGCGCGCCAGCTCGCGCTGGTGGAAGACAGCAACTTCTTCATCGGCACCGGTGCCGGAAGCGGCGCGAACGGCAGCGTGAAGGGGCTCTGCGTCTCGACCATCGACAACAGCAAGGTTGTCCAGATGGCCTCGACGAAGACGAAGTATTCCGACGCCACCCTGGCAAACCTGCGCTCGATCCGGGCCACGGTCGATGCCCCGGTGATCGGCATGGGCGCATACTACATGCACCCGAGCTTCGAGCAGCACCTCAGCGGCCTCAACACCGCCGGTGACAAGCCCTACCAGGCGAACGGTTCCCGTGGAGCGACGCTCGACGGCTACGCGATCAACTGGGTGGACATCATGCCCGCCTACTCGACGAGCGCGAACGTCTCGAAGGTGTTCGCCCTCTTCGGCGACCTGTCCTACCAATACCTCGCCACCCGTGGCGGCGTGCGGATGGACACGAGCAAGGAAGCCGGGTTCACCACCGACGAGATCTGCATCCGCGCTCTGGAGCGCTTCACCATCGGCCTCATGGCCAACGGTGCGGTGTCCGGCCTGGAGACAGCGGCCTCCTAACCTCAACTGCGAAATCCTCGCACTCTGCATCGGGCCTGCAAGCCCGGTGCAGCAGCGAGGAAACCACAAAATGAACGCAGGATTCTCAAATCTCAAAAACTTAAAGCGCGAGCTGTTGCTGGCCGCCGATTTATCGAAGACCGATAACGACGCCTCCGTGCTGTCGCTCGGGCTGGGCGTTGCCTCGCTCTTCGAGGGCGCGGCCGGTCGCCGGTTCGCGCGGCAGGAGGAGGTCGATACATTTTCCGCCGAGCGGGCATTCTGGATCGTGCGGCGGTATCCCATCGAGACGGTGACAGCGGTCGAGGTGCGCGGGGATTACGCAGGGGGCTTCCTGGCCGTGCCGGGGATGCCCGCGAATGTCAACGAGCTTTCGGGGAAGGTGGATTTCCTCGGGTGCCTCGGGGCTTATGGCGAAATGGCGCGCGTAGTATATACGGGGGGCTACTGGTGGGACACAGGCGAGACGACGCCCGAGACGATGCCCACGGGCGCGACTCCGCTGCCGGAGGATCTGCGCGCGGCCTGGGTGATGCAGTGCCGGTGGTTCTGGGAACGCCGCTCGATCACTGACCGCGCGAAGGCGGGGTTTACAGAGGACACGGCGGCGCTCGGATTTGCGGGCACCGATGCGGATCTGCTCATGCCTGTGCGCCAGGTGATCGCCAACTACCGGAGGATCGCGCAATGAACATCGAAATCACAGGGATGCAAGCTGTCGTTGATCGGCTGGACCCGCGCGAGATGCTCTCCCGCGTGGCGCGGGGGATGGACAAGGGGAACCAGCTCACGCTCTCCTATATCCAGAGGAACAAACTTTCGCAGAAGGGGGCGACGACGCTGGCCGTGCGGTCAAATCGCGGACGTTCCAGCTCCCGGGCCTCGCTCGCCGTGATACGAGGTGACGGGGTCGAAAGCACTATGGGCACAAATGTGCCTTACATGGCTGTGCACGAATTCGGCTGCAAGCCCTTCACGATCCGCGCCCGCAATGGCAAGGCCCTGCGCTGGGGGAATGCCAGCGGCGTCCACTTTGCGCGCACGGTCCGGCATCCTGGCTTCCCTGCCCGCCGTATGTTTGCCAGCGGGATCGAGGAATGCGCTGAAATCTACAACCGCAAGATCGGGGAGGAACTGACGAAATGAGCACGCTGGGAAAAATGCCGGAAGATGTGAAGGCGCTCATTGAGGCATCGCCGATCATGCCGCAGATCCCGGTGATCGTGCGGGAGCGGGGGCAGATCCTGAATGACCTTGAGACCGTGCTTGCGGGTCTGGCAATCGGCGTTTACGTGCTGCCGATCCTGCCGGTCGCTCCAATCCAAGGTGCCCCGTTTATTTTCTTCCAGCGGGCAGAGGTGCGCGTGCGCGTCATCGAGAACCGAAAACTGAACGCTACCGGAGTGGACGCCTACCAAGTCGCCGAGGCCGTGTGCTTGGCGCTCCAGGGGAGCAACCCCGGAGACATCCTCGCCGCGCCGCTGGAAGTCGCAACCTTTGAACTCAACGAGGATGCACAGGGGATCTCGCTCGACTGCATTTTCCACGCCGCTTTCCAACTCAATCCATGAAACTGTTTTTCAATAAAGTCACCGGCATCCTGGGCGCGTCGGCAACGGCTTCCACGAATGTCCAAAAGATCACCGTCAAGCGATACCAGGACGTCGAGGTCGAGCTGACCCCAGTGAAGGCGGACGGGACCATAGAACTCTTCGCGACCGGGAGCACCGGCCTGCTGGTCGTGAAGACGGTCAATGACTTCACGGGCACGGCCAAGCTTCTGGACACAACCTGGGACGCTCCCACTCTCGACGGCCGGGGCTACACGTTCGCCTTTGTGGCCGTGAGCGCCGGGATCGACACGGCCCTGGGAACGGACCCCTCCAAGACGTTCGCACTGGAGATCGTTATCGTTGAAAGCGGGAAGCGGATCGTCCTGCCGACGATTCAGCTCGTCATCGAAAACAACTACTACCGCGAGGACGAGCCGGTTCCTGAAGATCCAGATCCTCCCTACCCGCTGCCAGGCGAACTCGTCACGCAGGGGACCATCTTCGGCGCGGTCCGGATCTCGGCCGCAGGACTCGAAATCAAAGACACCACCACAAACACCTGGCGTCTCGTCACCTTCAATGCCGGGGAACTCACCTTTACGACTTTATGAAAATCGGAAAACTCATCTCTCAAAGCGGCCGGATCGCCGCCCTGACTCTCGTCGCCGGTGGCGTCGCCTCCCTGGCATTTCTGGCCATCACATCGCCAGCGGTCGGGCAGACGAACGTGGTCACGAAGACGCTCACTCTCGACACGAATGGCCTGGTCACGAAGCCCACAAACTTCTGGGCCACGAATGCGGCCGGGATCACGAACGCGGTCGGGACGAACTACGCCACGGCCGCCCAGGGCACGCTTGCGGGTTCCGCGCTGCAGCCAGGCACGGCGATCACCAACGTCTCCGGCCTGCAAGCGGCGCTCGACGGCAAAGTGGCGACGAACGATTCCCGGCTCACCAATTCCCGTGCGCCGTCCGGATCTGCTGCAGGGGATCTGACTGGAACCTATCCCTCGCCAACTCTCGCCACCAACGGCGTCACGGCCGGAGCATACGGATCGCAGACCAACACGCTCAGTGTGACCGTGGACGCAAAGGGCCGCGTCTCCGGGATCTCAGCCAACAGTCCGATCACCCCGGCCAGCATCGGGGCCGCGACCGCCGCCCAGGGAACTCTGGCGGATAGCGCCGTGCAGCCCGCGCGAACTATCTCGACCACGGCTCCGCTCACAGGCGGCGGCAACCTGACTGGCAACCTCACGCTCGCAATCTCGTCGGCAGCTACAAACTCAGTCGGCGCGGTCCAGCTTGCCACGGATGCCGAGATCCAGACCGGAACGGATACGGCGAAGGCCGTGCGACCCTCCGGCCTCGCTGCCTGGTGGACATGGATCAAAACGCAGGCGCAGACGTTCGCGGGTCCGTTCACGCTGACAGGGAATTTCACCGCTGGCGATGCGGCAGGGGATGAGGCGGTTATCAACGACGACGATCCTCGCGCACCGAACCTTACGAGCACGACCTATGCCTCGGCCGCAGATGATAAGGTGATGCTGAATGGCAATGTGGGGGATGCTAAATATCTTCCTCGGATCTCTGGGGATAACTCGGACGCAGTAATGGCGATGGCCCTGGCCCAATACCCTGCGCTCCGGCCCGGCACCACATGGCAACTAGCGAACAATGGCACATGGTCAAATTGGGCAGCTACCTCGACCAGCTCTTGGGTGCAATTACTTAAGCAGCAGAGTGTCGGCAGCGCTGCTGGCTGGGCGCGCGCTGGCTCTTATGGATTTATTCAGAAGTCCGGGCAATCCGGATCAACTCTTGCGGGTCGCGGATTTACATTTGCATGCTGGCTAAACGCGCCTGGAGATTCTGCCGCCATCGGCCTCGCGACTGATATATATTTCGGTGCGCAGTTGACCGAGACCGGAGGGGCATTAACCGCGCGTGGGCTACGAGTCAGGATTGAAGGAAATACCCCTACCAGCAACATCAAGGTCACCTCCGCGATCCACGATGGCACGAGCGAGACATTAAGCTCCGCGAACGTGAGCGCGTATGGGTCGGCTGCATTCATTGTGCGCTGGCTGCCTGTAGGATCAACACCTGCGGCGGGGTCGAAACTTGAGGTGTGGGGGCGTGCGATGGACGGATCGGCAACTCTAATCACGACCGCCACCCTTTCTGGCAGCCTCGGGTCAGGGTCTTTTGCTGGCTCAGCTCTGGCAATCGTCGCGAGCAGCGCGGGCACAACACCGGGCTATGCCGCCAACTGGGAATTTGGAGGAATGACCGTGTATGTCCACTGACGCCACTCACAATATGAAAAAAACCATCGCACTCCTCGCGGCCTGTGTGGTCGCGCTCACCCTCACCGCAACCGCTCAGTCGCTCCTCACCGATCCGCCGATCCCCGCCGCACAGGCCCGGGCGATCCGTGCGGCCGAGAACGCGCAGGGCCTCCGCAACTCCATCCTCGGCGGGCTGCGGCACTCGATCACCGATCTCTGGTCGGAGGACTACGCTGCCAACGTCGCGACCGCGCAGGCCCTCGGACCGAAGGCTGTTGAGCTTTTCACGCTTTACGAATCCTTCATGGCTCCAATCCGCGCTCTGCTGCTCGCCTGCGGCGACACAGCATCTGTGACCGAACTTGATGCCCTGGCTGCTCGCGTTCCTGCCCACACGAAAAACCAAGACGGAACCGTCACCATCACGGAGCCCACTCCCGAGCCCTGAGATGATCCGCCTCCTCGCCATCGTCTGCCTTTGCCTATCGGCCTGCGCCGCGCGGCCTCCGGTCGCTGCACCCGCGTTTTCCGGGCAGCTTCGGAATGCATGCGTGGCCGAGGCGGCGGCGATGGTCGAGGGATTGCGCGGGGCCGGGATCGAATCGCGTGCCCTCCTGATCTCCACGCCAGCTTGGAATCATGCCGTCGCGCTTTATCTCTACCCATCGGGCGACAACCGTCTGTGGGTCTGGGATGCCAACTGGAAAAGCATCCGCGTCCGTGCCTGGTGGGATGATCCCGCCAGCATCGCGCGCGCCTGGATCACGGCAACCAACCGGAGCCTGCCAGTCACCTCAGCCACTTTCCTCGAATGACATCGACCACAGAAATTCCCGTCGCGGTGCTTGATCTGCTCAGGCGGGCCGAGGGCATTCCGGCCGGTGTTGAGTTCATCGAGCGGAAGGAAAAGAGCATCGAGAACGATATCGAAGCCAGCCTGGCGAAACTCGGGGCCTGCATGTTTGTCATGCCAGTGAAGCCGGTGGAAGTCCAGGAGGGGGCCGATTTCATTTTCGTCAAGCGCGGTGAGCTGCGCGTTCGGATCATCGTGGACCCGACGATGAACGAAACCGGGATGGACAGTCCCGAGTTGGCAGCGCAGGCCCGGCTCGCTCTTCACGGATCGAATCCCGGCAATCTCCTCGCTGACAATCTTCGCCTGGCAAACCCTCCGGTGGAGGAAGTCGAAGACCCATCGGCCGTGGTGATCGATCTGATCTTTCACGCGGCCTACCAATAATCCAAGTAACCAAAAAACCATATGAGCAACCAATACGGAGTAGCATTAAAGTGGGGCAGCGCGGGAGCGCCGCACCCGGCCACCTGCATCCTGGAGTCTTTCGACTACAAGGATGCTTTTCAAACATACGAGGAGGATGACGAGGCGGGGGATCTCGCGGCGTTGATCCTGCACGGCCGCAAGGGCGCGATTTCCTTCGGCGGCACGATCACGGATGAGACGGTGGATCTTCCGGACCTGTCGGCGGGCGCGAAGATCGACCTCGAAGCCGATGAGATCGTGGGCGGGATCGTCCTGTGCTCCAGCATCACGGAGGATTGGTCGCTCGGAAGCGCGAAGAAGTTCTCGGGCGCGGCGACGCACTTCCCAGATGCCACGGGCGGCACGGGGGCGGATGCGGGGTCGCTCAACGCGGCCACCCCCACACAGACCCTGTCTCCGGTGATCCGGCCTGCTGACAAGCTGATCTGGAGCTGCGCGGGGATGACCCATGCTTCCGGCAAGGTTCACAAGCTCTCGGTCGAGCAGACGCTCCAGCTCACGGAGAGCCTGGACGAAGCGGGGAAGATCGTGGCAATCCAGTCGCATAAATACATGCGCAAGATCTCGCTGGAGATCCTCGCCCTGGCGGCGGCCTCGCGGCCCGCGCCGGATACCGTGCTGGCAGTAACCGGGGCACCTTCCAATGCCGCCAACGCCGTCATCACCGGCAGCGACATCAAGTGGAAACGCGGAGGCGCGGCGATGTTCTCGGTCGAGGCGATCTGGTTCCCTGGGATTTCCTGAAAAGCGGAAACCTGAGAGATGACCGACGCGCAACTCGATGAGCTGAGCAAACGCCTGGCGGAGGAGGAGGCCAACCCCTTCACTCCGCAGTGCGTCGCGCGGGCGTTTCTTGCGCAGCCGGTGATGCTCGGTCCGATCCCGCTCCTGACGCTCACCATGCGGGGGTATCTCCGGCTGGAGTCGGCGCGGTCGCCGTATGTGACGGGGATATTTCCGGAAGACAATGCAGAGCGGCTGCAGGCGCTCTGCCTCGCGGTTTCAGTGCTCTCGGGACGGGGCCTCGACCTCCCGGATCTCATGGAGGCGCTCACGCCGGAGCAGGCTATCTATGCCGAGGATCTGGTCACGGATTGCGTGGCGAGAGCCTGGGAACCGGCGCTGCCGATGCGCCGTCCGGCGAAGACGGGGGAAGGTGCCGAACCTCCTGCCCGCGACCACGGGTTTGGATGGTGGGTGCGCGTGCTCACGAAGCTGATCGTGGATCTCGGGTTTACGCGCGACGGGGCGCTGGATTGCCCGATGCCCCAGGCGTTCGCGCTGGTGGCCACAAATGCCGCGCTCGATGGCCTGGAGCCGAAGGAAATGAACTACCGGGAGCGGGAGGCGCTAGTGAAGGGGGTCGCCGAAGATGGCCGCGATACTGAAGATCGCGAGCAGCAGAAGGCATGTCCAGAAGAGCATGAGGTGAATATAGCATGAACTCTCAAGGATTCACCATCGAAATTAAGACGGTTTCCGACTTGCGTGCGGCCAAATCCGTTGAACAGTCCCTGCAGCAGCAGATCATGGCAGCCAAGGCGGCAGGAGCGGCTTACGGCCACCTCAAGACTCAGCTGGATTCCGTGCGAGGAGCGATAGCCAACAAGGGATTTTTCGGTCGCGCGACATCGGAGTTGCTGGGGATGGCCGAGCAGGTTCCGGTTGTGGGTTCGCTCATGCGCAGCATGAATGGTGGGGTAGGACTATTAAGCATGGGATTGGTGGCCCTGGGTGCAGCGGCTGGAGTGGCAAAATCAGCTCTGTCGGCGTTCAGCAAGATCGAGGATCTCCAGACTTCGTTTGTCACGCTGCTGGGCAGCGTGGAGAAAGCGAAGCAGCGGATGGCGGATCTGAGCAAGTTTGCTGCCGAGACCCCATTTGAACTGCCGGAGGTGGCGCAGGCTTCCAAGGTGCTGGAAAACCTTACGTCCGGAGCGCTGAGCACGGGGGCCGGGCTGCGAATGGTGGGCGACGTGGCGGCAGCGGCAAACGCGCCGTTCGCCGAGGTGGCCATCACGATGGGGCGACTTTACCAGGGGATGCGCGACGGCACGCCAGTGGGAGAGGCTGCGGCCCGGATGACTGAACTGACCGGAATAAATCTCCGACAGGTGAAGAGCTGGGATGAGGTCGCGAAGGCCCTTGGAAAATACAACGGGGAAATGTCGCGGCGGTCGGCGACGGTCTCAGGGAAGGAATCAACGCTATCGGATTCCTTTAACATGCTCATGGTGCAGTTGGGCCGCCCGATTGCTCCTGCATGGAAAAATTTCCTCACCTCGTCGTCGGAGTTCTTGGATAATGTCACCAAGAAGTTGTCCGCGTTTATCGACCTGTGCGAGCGGAACAGCGGTGCCGTCAATACGCTCGTAGGCGCAGTGAAAACATTGGCAACAGTCTTCGCAGGAAAACTGGTCATCAATACCGTCGTGGCGGCGATGAATGGCTTTGCCGCCCGGCTGGCGGCCACAACAACAGCCCTCGCGGCGGAAACGGCGGCCCTGACGGCCAACACGGCGGCGCAGGCCGCAAACTCCTCTGCCCGCGCAGGAGGAGGTGCCGCATGGGGCAAGAGCGCCGCGCCGTCCGGGCCAGCGTTTGGCGGTGCGCCCTACAGCAAAGACGCATACGACTCTGCCCGGAAAATGGGCATGCCTGATCAGCAGGCGTTGGAGGCTGCTCGCCGTGCCATGTGGCAGGCTGGGCAGGAGGCCGGAAAGGCGGCCCCGCTTTGGACGCGACTCGGGGGCGCTCTCGCGGGCGGACTCGGAAAGGCATCAGCCGGGCTTGAAAAATTTATCGGAGGGCTCTTCACCCTTCCGAACATTCTCGCGGCGACCTTTGCAAAGATGGGTGTGGATTTCATGCTCAGCCAGGCGAAGAGGTTTGGCTACAGCATTCTCGGCGGCGCAACCGATGAAGCTGACCAGGCAAAAGCTGACGAGATGAGGCTCGCGAAGAGTGAGCAATACGATTCGTTTGCCGAGAGAGTCAAAAACGTAAAAACCCAGGATGAGAGGGACGCACTCGCGGAGGAACTCGCCAAAACCGCTCAGGAAGACTCGCAGGGAATCGTAAGCAGCAAGGATGCCGGAGCCCCGCGTGCCGCGCAAAACCTTGTGCTCAAGAACTCGGTAAAAAACCTTTCGCTCCTGGTGGATATGCTCGGCAGAAAAGAGGGCCTCTTGAGTCCCGAGGAGGTGGCGCTGGAGGCCGCTATCGCTGCGTCGCGCGAGCGGATCGCGGCGGAGGATGCGCGCAAGGCCAGCTTGGGAAAAGGAATCGCCGGTGCTCAGGAGAAAGCGAAATTCGATGCCATGACCCCACAGGAACAGGTGGCGGATCTCCAGAGGCAGGGAGTCGCGCAAAACGAGACCTTCCAATCTTCTTCCTCCACCGATGAGGAAAAGGCGACTGCGGAGGAACGCATGGTGGAGATCTATGCCGAGCAGCTCGCCATCAAAGAAAAGATCGCTCAGACGGACAAGGACAACGCCGCCGCCAGGAAAAAGATGGCGGACGATCTGGAAATGTCCGAAGCAGTGGCCAGCGGGGACAAGAAAAAAATCGCCGGTGTCAAATGGAAGCAGGACTACGCGAACGCGCGGACCGCTGCCGAGCAGGCGGGGATGACGGAGGCGGATGGCCTGTCAAAATTCGCGATCCGGAACGCGAATGCCTCAATGGAAAAAGCTGACGACCCCAAAAAGCCAACCCCGCTTCCGGATGCCGGGGAGATCGCGCGGAATGCGCTGAGCGTGTCGTCGATGGCGCGGATCGGCGGCGCGGTTGGCGAGAGTATGCAGGCGGCCGGCCAGGTGGATCTACTCAAGAAGCAGATCGAGTTGGCGCAGAAGGCGGCGGTTGCGGCTGAGGCGACGGCCGCAAACACGGACATCATCGCGAAGAAGGAGACCGTTTACGAATGAGCCAGAAATATGGAGATTCTCCCAAGCCTCGCTTGGTGAGCATACGGCAGGAGCGGACTGGAACGACCGTGATGGTGGTGGCTGTGCCCCTGGTGCTATCGGATGGGGCCGGTCCGCTGGAGATCCCGACAACGACAGTCCCGGCAATTTCCGGCTTCGCGCTTACCGGAGTCCAGGCAAAGCGCACGCCTGGCGGGAACTGGGAATGGGAATTGAATTTCGAGGGAGGTCAAACCGTCCAGGTTGGCGAGCAGAACACCGAGGAACAAGCGGTGTATTCTCTCGACACGAGTGACTCTGAGTCTCCGATCACAAGCCATCCGGATTGGCTCAAGATCAAAGAAAAATACAAGGGCGACGTGAAAGAAGGTGTCATCGAGTTCAAGGATGAGCTTCCGACTGAAAACAGCGACACCGGGAGCAAGAAGAACCCGATGTTCAAGGTGGACAGCTATCTTTCTTTTGGCGCGGTGTGGTCGAAGACGTATGTAACAAAAACATTGCCCGGCAATCTCTTCGATGGGATCGAAAGCGTGGTCGCAAATGTTCCGCAGCCGAGATACATCAAACTGCCCAACCTTGGTCGCGGCCGTAACTGGCTGAAGCGGGTTCCTTCAATCCGCGTGCGCGGAACGGTGCTGGAAATCACTGAGCGATATCTGCTCTCTGGTCGCGGTGGTTGGAACAGGGATGTTTACAAACTGGAGGGCATGGGATGATCTCGGATTCTCTCCAGCACTTATATGTTCAGCCGGGTGTCACCGTGCTCGCGGAACATCACAATGCTCTGGTGCGCGAGTTGGAGCGCAGGCAGATCCTGGCAGGCAATGGCGTGCGCACGCGGCAGCTCGATAGCGGGATCATTATCAGCTACAGCAGCGAGGGCGGAAACGGGGTGTCGCATTCCTGGCAGCCGAGCGTCGCCACCACAGAGGGTGGCAAGCCTGCGGTGCGTTTCTCTCGTGGCCTGGTCAATGGTATAGAGCCCAAGATCGGGGCGTTGAAGATTTCTGACAAGGAGTCCGATCCGCTGGAGATCCCGGAATACAACGACGCCGGTGACTGCTGGCTCTTCGTGGAACTGAAGCTGAATTCCTTCTGGCAGATCGAAAAGGCCGAGATGAAGGCTTACGCGAAGCCGGAGTGGAAGGCCTGGACGGCGCGGAAGCTGATCGCCATCGCCCAGAAGGACGGACGTATCGAGCCGCGCGCCCGTTTCGACTTTGGTTTCATGAGTTCACAGCGGAAGCCCTCGGGGGCATTCCAACAAACATGGTGGGCAATGTCATGAGTGCGCTCATGGACAAGCTCGGGGTGAAGCAGCGGATGCCGATCAGCGCGGAGAAGCACAATGCGTTGATTGACGAGATCCGCCGCCGCACTCCGCTGGAAGGCCCGCGCACGGCCTCTGCAGCGCCGTATCCGCACCCGTGGAGAACGCGGGTGGTGGCGGATGAATCGGGGCAACCTGGAAAATGGAAGGTCTCGATGGTCGCGGGGTTCGTGAACGATGTGGAAGCCTCGGTCGCATATCTCAAGACCGGAGATCCGCGCGGATGGACGATGCCCGATGATTATCCGGCTTCCCGGATCGTCGGGGATGTCTGCGAACGGAGCTGGCGGGAAAGCGGGGAGTCCGCGCCGTTTATCCAGCTCGATACGGCTTTAGATTTTGTTGCCGTGACGGACGCTGCCCGGCCGCAAGCATTCCGGACGGCCGAGGCGTGGGAGAAGGATCTCTTTGTTGCCAGCGTATATCTATATGCACGGCCGCGCGGGATCTTCATGGCCCGCACCCTTCCTTCCAGGTATCGGACCTGGGCGGGAAAGATGCCTGCGCGCACACCCTCCTCGATGCTGGCCACCCGCGAGCTGGCCAAGATCTACGTGCTGCGCGGAAGCGACCCGGCCGACCAACAGGCATTTGTAAAGCAGGAGGAGTTCTGGGATCTGTTCGCTGCAGGGGTCGAGCCGGTGAAGCTGCTCCCGGACTACAAGCCCATCGGCGGAAGCTTCGGCGGCATCGGCCTTGGCTTCGCGGATGCGGCCCTCGGCACCTTCAATTTCTTCGGCGACTTTATCACCGACCAGGTCAACGCGGCCCTTGCGCAGATCGGCTGGCAAACCAACAGCGTGGAGTTCTGGACGGTATGAGAGTCATCATCGAAAACCCTGCGCCTCTGAATGCCTTCCGGGCCTTCCCATACAAGGTGAGCCCGTTCCCGTTTGATTGGCTGCGGCAGTTCACAACGCTCGACGACGACGCGGACCCGGAGACGGCTCCCGCGCAACCTTTGGAGACCTTAGAATCATGGACCTGAAAATCGGATACGACATCGCAAAGAAACAACTCATCGCTCCGGACGGCGGGGCGCTCACGCTGCCCGCAGTCACGCAGGGCGACACCTTGCGCCTGGTGCTGCAGGGCATGGAACTCCTGGACTCGGGAGACTACCGCAAGGCGGCGATTCCCTTCGGCACGATCAAATGCGGGATCGGGTTCATTGATCGCTCTCCGCTCGATGGCGTGTGGCGCGTGAGCGTGGAGGCCGTCGAGACTCCGGATCTCCCTCACAACATCGGCAAGCAGGCGCTGGAAGTGGAGCTGAACAAACTCTCGACCGTGATCGCGCGCGGAGGCGTGAAGGTTGTCCAGGGCGGGGCC